ATTGATCTTTCTAACCGACAAAACACCTCAATCGGGCACGATCCTTTTGAATCGAATTGAACATGCCTGAATCAGACCAGATCGCTTTAGATCAGGCTCAATCGAGAATAGGAGGTGTGCCAACTCCACGTATTCACTCCAAACTCAATGATCTGCCATCTAAAGGGCAGGAAATGATCGACTTTGCAGCCGAAGTCGGTATCCCACTTATGGAATGGCAAAAGTTTGTTGCAATTCATGGCCACAAGATTAAGCCAGATGGTAGATGGCATCATTCTGAGAATGGGTTAGTCATCGCTCGGCAAAATGGTAAGTCCACTTTTATGATGCTCCGCATGCTTTGCGGTGCTTACGTGTGGGGGGAGGGATTACAGCTTGCATCAGCTCACAGACTTACAACATCCCTGGAAACCTTTAGACAGATAATTGCTTTGATTGAGGAGAATGACAAACTAGCATCCGAGGTTAAGAAGATCCGTTGGCAACATGGTGCAGAAGAATTGGAACTTAAAGGCAATCGCAGAATTGTAATTAAGGCAAGTAATAACGCATCACGTGGTATTTCCAAACCCGAAACGATCCACATGGATGAATTGCGAGAGTACAAAGATCAAGATGCCTGGTCATCAATGAGATACACCATGATCAGCGCAAAGAATCCGCAAACATGGATTTATTCAAATGCTGGAGATCAACATTCGATTGTTTTAAACTCTTTACGTAGTAGAGCCCTAGCAGCTGCTGGAGGTGCAAATGATGATATTGGTTGGTTTGAATGGAGCGCAGAGCCTAACGCTCCTATCACCCTTCCGTCGGGTGAGCCGAACTGGGAAGCGTTCGCTCAAGCCAATCCATCATTGGGAATTACAATTCACCAGGATAATTTGCGATCTGTAATAAATGATCCGCCGGACATCGTAAGGACAGAAGTATTTTGTCAGTGGGTAGATACGATCAATTCAGTCGTAGATGCACAGAAATGGCAATCATGTGCAATTGAACCAATTCCACTAGATCCAGAGAAAACAATGTGGATGGGATTAGATTTAAGTCCAGATCGTAAGTTTGGAGCATTAGTCGCTGCTCAAAGATTGCCAGGAGAAAGATTCTATGTGCAACTGCTTCATACCTGGGCGAATGATTTCTCATTAAATGATTTAGCAATTGCCAACGATGTTGCGCCCTATTATCGCAAATACCAGGTGGAAACTATTGCCTACAGCAAAAGGACAGCTGCTGCAGTTGCCAGCCGATTACAGCAGGCTGGAATTCCTACAAGCGATATGGATGGGGCGATTTACAGCGAATCCTGCGACAGATGGCTTGGAGCGATTAACAGCCATCGTTTACAGCATGGAGATCAAGAAGAATTAACTCAGCAGGTTTTATCAGCTGCAAGATTACCTTTTGGCGATGGTGCTTGGATTATTGGTAGAAGGGCATCAAGGGTTGCAGTTTGTGCAGCAGTCGCCACAGCTCTCGTTTCATACTTTGCGACACAGGTCGAAACTGAAGTTGATGTACAAATCGGATAAAGCGGACATAAGGTATAATATACGCCAATGGGAATCTTTGATCGCTTTGTAACAAATCAATCACTAGTTTCAACCACAGATGTTGAAGCTGCTGCAATACCTTTTAATTTACAGCAAGCCTTTGGCGGTTTATTTCTAGGTGCACAAACTGCATCACGTGAGCAAGCCATGTCAGTGCCATCAGTTGCAAGAGCACGCAACATTATTTGTAGCACAGTCGGATCGCTACCTATTGAAAGTTACAACCACTTCACAAAAGAGCATTTGCGACCACAGCGTTCAATTATGCAACCAGATCCTCGAATTGCTGGATCTGCAATTTATACCTGGTTGGCAGAGGATTTGTTATTCACAGGATATGCCTATGGCGTTGTTTTAGACAGCTACTCATCAACAGATGGCAGTCGCATTCGTGCATGGACAAGAGTTTCTCCAGAAAGAGTTACATACAATACAAACGCAGCACAAACAGAAATCACTGAGTATTTAATTGATGGAATGCACATTCCTCAAAGCGGTGTCGGCTCAATAATTGTATTTAGTGGATTAGATGAAGGTGTACTTAATCGTGCAGGTCGCACGATACGTGCAGCACTAGAATTAGAAAAAGCGGCTGAGTTATATGCTAAAGAGCCAGTGCCTACAATGGTTCTTAAATCTAACGGAACAAACTTAACACCAGAGCGAATTACAAGATTGTTAGAAAGTTGGAAAACTGCTAGATCAACAAGAGCAACTGCATTCTTAAACGCAGATGTCGAATTAACTGCACTTGGCTTTGATCCTGCTAAATTACAATTAAATGAAGCCAGAATGTACGTCAGTTTAGAATTAGCCAGGGCTTGTGGTATTCCGGCCAGTTTCTTATCTGCTGAAACAACCAGCATGACATACAGCACGACTGTTATGGAACGCAAAGCGCTTATCGATTTCAGCTTGAGATCCGTAATCACTCCAATCGAGCAACGCCTATCTGCTGCAGATTTTGTGCCAAATGGTGTTGAGGTTCGTTTTGATATTGATGACTTCTTACGTGGATCAGCATTAGAGCGTGCACAAGTTTACGAAATCCTAAACCGAATCGGTGCGATGAGCATTGAGCAAATACAAGAAGAGGAGGATTTGATTCGATGAAAATCAATTTCCCAGTAACGCTAACCGCAGCCGATAACCGCAAGAGAACAATCTCAGGAACGATTGTTACTTGGGGCGAAAAAGGCAACACATCAGCAGGAGCAACAGTTTTTGAAAAAGGCAGCATTGATTTCTCAAAGCCCGTCAAGTTATTACTTGAGCATGATCGCACACGGCCAATTGGCAAGTTAATGGACATTACAGCTGATGATAATGGCATTGAAGCAACGTTCAAGATCGCTGGCACAATTGCTGGAGATGATTCTTTGCTAGAAGCTGCAGAAGGTTTAAGAGATGGTTTTAGCGTAGGCGTAATGGTAGATGACTGGGAAAACAAAGCAGGAGTTATGTCTATCAGTGCAGCCAAGTTAATTGAGGTCAGTTTAGTAACCGATCCAGCAATAGATAGCGCAAGAGTTGCAGATGTAGCAGCAACCGAAGCAACACCAGAGAATTCCGAAGCAACCGCTGCGGAAGAACAACCACAGGAGGACAAAGTGTCTGAGATTAATTCAGAAGCCCCTATCGCAACCGAAGCGGTAGAAGCGGCAAAACTTGAGCCAGTGGCAGTTAGTGCAGCAACACCAGTTGCTTACACAAAGCCGCGCTCACCAATCACAAACAAAGCAACATACCTAGAGCACTCAGTACGTGCAGCACTAGGAAATGATGAGAGCAAGTTATATGTTCGCGCAGCTGATGACACAACATCAAACAACGCAGGACTTGTTCCAACACGTCAATTGACAGAAATCATCAACCCACTATCAAACGCAGATCGTCCAGCAGTAGACAGCGTTTCACGTGGCGTTCTACCTGATGCGGGCATGTCTTTTGAAATCCCTAAAATCACAGTCGTTCCTGTGGTTCAAGAGGAAACTGAAGCAGATGCAATTATCGAAACAGGATTAACAAACTCATTCTTAACTGTAAACGTTAAGAAGTACGCTGGCGGACAAACATTCTCAGTTGAGTTGTTAGATCGCTCATCACCAGCATTCTTTGACGAGTTAGTTAAGCAAATGGAATTCGCTTACATCAAAGCAACAGACGTTGCAGTTATCGCTGGCCTAGTTGCTGGTGGAACAGATGGCGGAAACCGCACACTAGATGCAGCAGGACTTCTTGATTTCGTATCAGATGGATCTGTTTCAATCTACAAGAACACACTTGGAACAGCAACAAACATTCTAGTTTCACCAGAGCAATTTGGTGCAATCATGAACCTTGCTGACAATGGTCGCCCAATTTACCAAAACCTAATTGGCAACCAAAATCAAGGTGGAAACCTAACTGGTCAATCACTTGGCGGAAACTTGCTTGGATTAAACCTTCGAGTATCTCGCAACATGGCAGTTGGAGCACCAACAGCCGATGATTCACTTATCTTGATTAACCCAGATTCATACACATGGTATGAGTCAGCACGTACACGTCTGCAAACCAACGTTGCCCTAAATGGTCAAATTGAGGTTTCTTACTACGGATACGGCGCACTAGCAACAAAGGTAGGCGCAGGCGCATACCGATTCATGGTTGCATAGTCTGTAAGTAAATCAGTGCCTGGGGTTGCTCCCGATCTCAGGCATCTTTTAATGGGAGTTTAGAGAGGAAGATATGCCATCAATTATCACAGCCACCGAGTTGCGGTCAGTGCTTGGCGTATCTTCATCTCTTTATTCCGACAGTTATTTAAATGAAATTATTGATACAGCTGAAGGCGTAATCCTTCCAATGTTGGTTTCTTTCAAGAGCCCTATTCAAGAGGCATCATTAACCGACAACGTAGCATCATTTACAACACTTGGAATTCATGAATTTACAGCTGGTCAATCAGTTGTCATCGCAGGATGTGGAACACCTTACAATGGAACACGCACAATCTTGGCAGATAATCTTGGACAATATACATTCTCATGCTCCATTACAAACGCAAATGTGGCGAGCGCAAACATCATTCCATCAGGAACTGCAACCCTTACAGCTGCTGCAACTTATGTTGGCAACCAACCAGTACGCTCAGCGACCTTTGCAGTATCTTTAGAAGTATTTCAATCTCGCCTCGCAGGAGGAGGTCAGATCGAAGGCGTAGATTTCACAGCAACACCATTTAGAATGGGCAGATCATTATTTAATCGTTGCGTTGGATTACTAGGCGCATACATAGATGTTGAAAGCATGGCTCAATAATGCCATCAACAATCTTATCTTCAGTTAGACAACCTTTAGCAACAGCACTTGCAACAGTAGCAGGCAACGTTTACGCATTTGTGCCAGAAAGCGTTATCCCGCCGGCAGTCGTGATCGTTCCAGATAGCCCGTATCTTGAATTAGAAACAATTAGCAAGTCGGCTATTCGTACAAAAATTAACATGACAATTTCAGTAGCAGTTGCTTACAACTCAAATCCAGCAAGCCTGGATAACATTGAGCAACTCATCCTAAGTGTTCTCGCAGTTATCCCAACAGGATACATCGTGAGTTCGGTCGAAAGACCAACAGTTACACAAGTTGGAGCAAGTACTCTGCTTATTGCAGATGTTCGAGTTTCTACCTATTACACACAAACCGCATAAGGAGAAATCATGGCCACAACAGTAATAACAGGTCGCGATGTTTCGTTGTCTTTCACAGGTGGAACAGACATCGAAGCACAAGCGACAAACGCAGTTTTAACCAAAGAGTTTGATCGTCAAACTTACCAGACACTTGATGGCGAAGCCTACAAAGTGGTTAATTCCAGTGCTACTTTTCAATTAGACATGTTGGCTGACTGGGGTAAAACATCATCAGTTTGCGAAGCAATTTGGGCAGCATGTGATACATCACCAAACGCAGAAATTAGCATTACACTAACAGCAGCGACTGGAGCACAATTTGTGTTTCCAGTATTGCCAGTTTACCCAACCGCAGGTGGCTCAGGAGTAGATGCTCAAACAGTATCTTTTACATTCCCAGTTGCACGTGGCGAAGTTACTGAAACATTTAGTTAAGAAATAAAACGGGAGCAAACAAATGAAACTACCAATCACAATTGAATATAACTCAGGAGAGCAAGCCACATACATAGCCCAACCTCCTGAGTGGGCAAAATGGGAGAAGCAGACAGGACACA